AGCGTCTGCAGGCCGCGCATCTGCGCCTGCCGCTTGGCAGTGTCGATCTCGTTCTGCCGGGCGCGGGCAGCGTCAGCGATCGCCAGATCGTCGGCTTTCACGCCGCGGTTGTAAGTGTCGTCGGCGCGCTGATCGAGGATCGGCTGGCGCTTCAGCTTCATGTCGTTGGCTTGGCGCTCCTGCTCGGTGAGCGCGCGGTCTTGGTCGAACTTGACCCGACCTTGGAATGCTGCGTCGTACGCGTTCATCAGCCGCCCCAGATATTGGACCACGGGTTGCCGCCGGGACCGGACACGGCGCCAGCAGCGTCACCGATGCCGCTGAACACGCTGTCCGTACGCGCGGCGCGAGCCTCGCCCATGCCGGTGTACTGCTTCCACTTGGCGTCAGCCTTGCCGCCGGTGACGAACTCGTCGGCGCGCTGGCCTGCGTCGGACTGCTCGCCGAGCTGGTTGAAGTAGTTGTTGAAATACTGCTGGCCGAGACCGGAGCCGAAGCGCATCCGCGCCTTGTCGGCCGCGCCGCTTTTCTGCCCATAGGTGACGGCCATGCGGCTGTCGATCGCGTCGTTGCCGCTGTCCAGCGCCGCGCGGTAGCCCGTCGAGTTCAGGTAGTTCTGGAACGCACCTTGTCCCGCCTCGGCATCGCCGAGACCCAGCAGGTTCTGCCGCATGGAGAAGGCGGATGCGCCGCCAGGCGCGTAGGTTGAGTTCGCCTTGGACGCGTCAAGTACCGCCGTCGCTTGGTTGCCGGCGTTCTTGTAGCCTTTGACCTTGTCGCCACCTGAGAGATAGCCGCCGATTGCGCCGAGTATAGACATGGGTTCGCCGTGTTGACGTTGACATGGGAGCAACCATAAGGCGCGCGGGAACCGCGAGGAGTTCTATGCGTATAACAAAACACCCCGCCTTTGCAAGCGGGGTGTTCAACCATTGGAGCAGCCAACCGGGTCTACGGTAGTGGCGTCTGTCAGGTTTTCTTTCCGACCGGCGCCTTGGTCACAAGGCGGAGGGCGATGTTGACCAGCGCGTAGGCGGCGAGGACACCTGCCGATACGGCGCCCGCTTCGGACACGTTGTCGGCGGCGTTGGCGATGGCTTCGGCATGGTCGGCGACCGCAACGGCGGTGGCCGGCTCAAGCGGGTTCGGGACGATGCCGAACGCGGCGAGGACGGCGAAAACGCCGACCAGCCCGTTAACGAGCAGGGTCCTGTACCCTTGCAACTTGGCCAAAATAGACAATGGATCACCTGCCTTTCGCTCGACTTTCCAGATACTCCGCAGCTCGTCTGAGCAGGGCTGGGTCGTCCTTCATCTGACCAAGGCCGGCGTTGCATGTCAAGCACAGAAGTCCTCGCACGTGCCCGTGCGTGTGGCAGTGGTCGATGTGCGGTGTCTTAGCGAATGGGTGACGGCATATGGCGCAGGCGTTGCCTTGCGCAGACACGAGCTCCCCTAGCTCCACGTCGGTGACCCCGTATTTGTAGCGCGCATTGTTAACATAGGTCTGTCTGCCCCTTTTCCGACAGACCTTACACCGCTCCCGCAGACGTAGTTTCGCCGTCAACCCAAAGTCCTCGGCTGCCCGAGTCTCCTTACAGCCTCCACACGTCTTTGTTGAAGGTAGTCCGGCGTACAGTTCGCCGGTGGCGCATTTTATAGAGCAGCACTCGGTTAGTGTAGGAAGTCGCCGCTCAGTCTTACGGGGTCTGCGCCAGAAGTTTTTACCGCACTTTTTACAGGCGGCTTTGACATACTTGGTCACGCCGCGCCGAACATCTTGCGGATCAAGCGGGGTACGCGCTCGAGTTTGACCTCGCTGTCGCGCGCGTTGTCCAGCGCGACGTCGCGCTCTGCTCTCAACTGCATCTTGTGACCCTTCTCCTCCTTGTGGAGTGCGGCAAAGTTGTCACGGGCTCCGAGGGCGTCCTTGAGCTCCGCCTGCGCCTTGCCCGCGAGCGCCGAAAGGGTGTCGGCGTCATGCGCCGCTTTCTTCATGGCCTCCGCTGCGACAGCCGCCGTCTCCAGAGCCTTCGTGGCGGCTACGCCGATGACGTCGTTAAGGAATTTCTTGCCGGCGGGGTCCATGTTGTGCACGGGGTATTCTCGCGCAACCGGCTTGCCTTCCCAGCCTTGTAGGTCGGTGTCCCACGCGCCCTCCTGAAACAGGGCGTCGCCGGTGACGTAGACACCGTCCTCGTCGAACGTGAGGTGGACTTGGTGAAGTCGTGAACGTTTCTGCAGGGCCATGGGTCTCTCCTCAACCAGTGAATACGGCGCCGACGCGGGACAGGAAGCTCTTGGGCTCCTTCGCGGCAGCAAGGGCGTCTTGCGCTAAGCTGAGCTCTGCCACCAGAGAAGCCTTGGCGGCTCTCTCTGTCTGGATTTCTTCGACAAAGTTGGCGGCTACGCGCTCGGCGGCGGCTTTGGCCTCAACAGCCATCGCGGCCAGTTTCTCGGCGGCGGCTTTGGCCTCGACAGCTACAGCCGCCTCCGCGCGGGATTTCTCTCGCTCGGTATCGGCTTTCTCGGCGCGGCTGACTGCTGCGTCACGATCCAGCAGCGCCTGCTTGGTAAGCTGGTCGAGAATCGTGGGAAGGTCGAACCCTTGTTCGACAAGTTTAGCGGGCGTGAACGGGCCTTCCTCCGGCATGGGCACGGCGTTGCCTGCGCGGTCAACTACCCACTCTTGCAGGGTGCAACAGAAGTCCGTCTCACGTCCTTTCTCATGCACCGGGTGGCGCATACGAACAACCATTGAGCTTGCGATTACGTCGGCCACTTGTATCTCCTATCCCACAATCCAGGCGGGGGTGTTGTCGCCATATACCGGAACCGATACCGCCCCACCAGCGGCTACAGCGACGCCAAACGCGGGCGCGAGCGCGTCTGTCACGTGAGCCTTTGCACCCTGTACCGCAGCAGGAAGCGTGCCAACTGTGAGCACGCGAGCGCGCAGCAAGCCGTTTGTATCGGCGACAACGTTTCCGTTGGCATAATAACTTGTTGCGTTAAATGTTCCTACGCCGGTATCTCCCCCCGTTGCGGTTGCCGTGTAAACGCCCGCGCCGATACTCAATCTAAACGCCGTAGTTCCAGCAACCGTTGTGTTGAAGTTAAAAAATCCCGACTCATTACCGGAAGTTGGATCAGTTATGACCGTACGCAATCCGGCGTAAAGTTGAAGGTTGCCTGCCGAGTCTTTACCTAGAAAATTGGCGATGCCCACAATATCGTTTGCGGCGGGTGACGAGCTATCGTGGAGAAACCATAGAAACGGACCTGTAGAGCCGTTGTCGATTGTTGTTAGCGTAAGATTTATTGAGCCGGAAGCGGCTTGAATTGTTTGACCAGCAGCCGCAGTAAAAACATTTGCGCCAGCGAGCGCCGCGTAAATCGTGTTGATGTTCACGCCGTCGTCGAAGTAGTTGACGGCGTTGATGGTGCCTGCTCCCGTGTCAGTTCCCAGTGCTCCGGTCATGTAAAGGCCGTTTCCGACCAGCACGCGCGTTGAGGTCGTTCCGGCCTGTCGTGTGACAAGCGTAAGCGTCGTAGCCTCGGCTCCGCTGGTTGGGTCGTTCAAAGTGATATTTATGCCGCCGCTCGGAACCGCGCTACCGAGGGTGTTGTTGAAGTAAGCGCGAGCAATACGAATCACGTCGTTGGCGGCGGGTGATGGCGAGTTGTGCCAGAACAGTCCGGTCGGGCCGTCCGTCCCGGCGTTCGTTGACACAACGCGGAGAGGCGCGTCCGTGTTTGTCACCCCGGTTCCGCTGTAGTTGATTTCCAGCGGACCCGTCATCGTGTCGCCGGCCTTCAGCACGTAAAGGCCGTTAGTCGGGGCTCCCCACTCCAGCGCCGTACCGGCCGCGTTCACACGCAGCACGTCGAGCGGTGTCGTGCCTTGAAGGTCCTGCGGCGACGCGCTGGCGTTAGTCGCGTTGACCTTGACGGTACGCGGGTCCATGTTTGCAAGCTCGGCGTTCGTAATCGACCCCGGAGGGACGACGCCAGGCTGCGGGTCGTACTGGAACAGGCCGCTTCTCATGCTGATTTCACGTAAACTGCGGTGGTGGCCGGGTGGATGAAGCAGGCATAGGAAGTCTGCCCGCTGGTCGGCGCTGGGACGCGCGTGGGCACGAGACCGGCGGTGGCACTGTCCTCGTTGGCGCTTGTTTGCAGGATGTCGATCGCGGCGTCTGTGACGACAGACAGGAGCCTCTTAGCCCCCAGCTCAAACGTCATGACGGCCGCGCCGTACGTGCCGGCAGGCGTGATGCCGTTGGCGACGGCCTCGGGGTTGCCCACCAGAAGGCCCTCTTTTGTGAAGTCGCCAGGCCGCGAGGCCATGAGGTAGGCGGTCATGGCGGTAAGCCCTTGTTAGAGGCCCGAAACCGGGCTAAGTCCCGACGTCGCAACGATGTTCCAGCCCGCCGGAAGGGCTTCAACAACGTAGTCGTCGTGTGCCTCGTTGCTGATAGCAACACCGATGGGTTCAACCTCGTCGCCGGTGAACACGGCCAAGCAGGCTTTCAGAGTGTAGTCTGGCCCTCCTATACCTGTATACACAAGGCCGTACGTGGGGCGGATAACCGCAACCAGAACAGAGCCGTCGACGGGGAGCTGGTTGGGGTGTGAGACCACTTTCATTGCGGGCAGCCTTTCATGCTACAAACTGCGTACCACAGCTACAGGGTGCCCTCAAGGGCGACGCCATGCTTGACGGTGGCCGAGCTGGCGCTGGGCGACTGCCCATTGCTGAGTCCTATGGTGTTGTAGTCGTGGGAGTTCCACGAGAACTCTCCGGGGCAGTTCAAGTCCCATTGGGTGTTGCCCGCTTGCGCGATGTCTTGTAGACGCAGCGCGGTCGTTCCTGTTCCCGTCGTCAAGACGACGGCCAACAAATACGGCGTACCTGCCGTTAGCTGGACGGGCGTGGCAAAGTTAAACCGCATCCGCTCCATATTTGTCGTCAGAGACGAGACATTCGACGACACGGCCGGCGCAGCAGCAATGACGCCGGCTGCTGCGGTGTTTACAGGGGCGATCTCCGCGCGGTGCGCCTGACCCGCCGACGCTGCGTCAACATAGCCCCACAGATAGTCGACAGTCATGTCGACGGACGGGGTGAATACTGTACCTTTTGTGGCGAAGGCCGTAACAGACGCGTTCCCCGCGCCGCTGGCGGTGGCCCCGGCAAACGGTCCTCCACTGCCTCCCGATATAGGAACGTCCGCGGCCAGAGTGATGTGGCCGAACTCGTCAATCGTGATCTGTGGGACGTTGGTGGCGTCGCCGTAGGTGCCCGGCGTGACGCCGCTAACGTCGTGGCTGATAGGCTCCAGCGCCGTCAGCGGGCCACCGCCGAGGATCGGAGCCAACGTGGCGATGTCGATGCCGGACAGCGTGGCGACCTGGCGGACAAGCGCCTGCATCAGGTTCCACTGCTGAATGAAGTGGGTCGTGGCCGTGCCGTTCTCGTTGATGATCTTGTCGCGATCGCCGAGCCGGTCAACCTGATATGCGCGCGGGGGAGTTACCATCACTCACCCCACGGATCGCCGCCGGAGAACTCTCCGTCGATGTCAGACAGGCGCATGGAGCCGCCCTCGTCCGTCACCTCGATAATGCGGCCGGGCTGGCCGAAGGTGCCGAGGGAGCCGAACTGAAGGTTCTGGTCAAACGCGCCAGCTTCGAACGTGACGGGGTCGAGCTCAAACCACGTCACGCCGTTGTCGTCGCTGAAGCGCAGCCGCAGCTCAGCGCCGTCCACAGACGGGTAGCCAGCGGCTGCGTTGATGCTGAACATGCCGACGGAGACCGTCTTGCGGCCGCGCGCGGGGATGTTCACCGTCGCAGTGCGAACGATGGCCTTGCCGTCGTCCTCGTCGTTCTCGGCTTCCGGGTTGATAACCCACAGGATCGGGTTCTGGTTGTCGCCGGCGATGATGCGGTTCTCCCACATGCAGCCGAGGATGGCGTTCCACGGCTCCATCCCCTGCGTCTCCCACTTCGACCACTGGTTGCCTTGCGTGATGTTGCACACGTAGGTTCCCAGCGAGCCGAGATGCAAAACGTAGAATGTGTTGCCGTCAAGCACGAACGACCACGCATTCAGCGTGTTATCCTCGCGAGCGCCCTCGTTGTAGACGTAGAGGAACGGAGCCTGCGACGTGCGCGTGACGCCCGTGTCCTCCAGCACAGCCAGCAGGTACGCCTGTGGCGTCTGCGTTATGCGCGCGTCGATCGTCTCGTCGAGAACGACGAGCAGTGCCGCCTGCGACGTGCTGGACGCGCTCGACACAGCGCCGTCCTCTAGGACGACGAGTATCGGAGCCTGCGGGGTCCGTGAGTAGTTGGTCACGGCTTACTCCTAGGCCGTGCGCTCGAGCTGCACGCTTCCAGTGTTGATGGACGTCGGGGTCAGCGCGCCGGCTGTGTTCGGGTCCTCCTCGATCACGTCGAAGTAGTAGGTCGGCGTGGTCGTGAGAGCGTTGTCGGCGCCAGCGGCGTCCGCGCCGTTCACCTGGAACGTGGCCTGCAGCGAGCCTGCGCCGCCGCTCGTGAAGGAGCGGTTGCGCATCTCGATCCAGCGAATGCCTGTTACGGTGGCGGGGAGCGTCTGTAGGCCGAACCGTGACGCGGCGGGGATTTCGGCGCCGCCCGCGAGCGTGGCTGCCGACCATGCCCCGCCCGTGACGGTTTCGGTGGAGGCGATAGAGTTCCCGGCGGTGCCTGGCGTGATTGCGGTGGCGGTGAGCTGTACGTCAGTGGGTGCAGCTTCGGCCGTGGCGGAGGCGTTGGGAGTCGTACCAGTGCCGTACAGAGTTCCCTCACCAGCGTCGCCATTGATGGCCGCCACAAGGTTCGCAATGCACGCCTCCTCATCTGCCCCGATCAGGATGGAGTTCGCTCCACCGAGAACGGTGTTGAACGTATAGGTCTTGGCGCCCAGCGTCACGGTCTGCGTGTTGCCGGGAACCGCCGTCAGCGTCAGAACGCCGGTGGCTGAAACGAGGGCGGCTTCAAGATAACGATCGTCGAGTGGGGCTGTGGGGTCGATGGTCTGGTACGCTGCATCCCCATCAGCGGGGACGAGACGCGCAGCAGAGCCTCGTACTGTGAGGGTTTGGCCAACTGACGACTCGTCCTCGACGCTCTCGTCGAACCCCGCCAGCAGAACAACAGAAGCGAAATTGGGATCGCTCGGAGCGGAGCGAGGATACGGGACGGTCGTGGGCGTGTAGTTGGCGCTGTAGCGTGCGACACCGGGCGTGATCCTCACTTCGTCGATGATGGCGTTGACCGAGGAGTTCGCGAGAACCGTCGTGGCGACACCGGACATCTCGCCGCCGACAGTGAACTTCGCGTTCGTGCTGGCGTTGAAGTACGTGTAGGCGTCCGCAGCGTCGAGGCCGACCTGCGTACCGTTGATGTAGATGCGCGTCAGGTCGCTCTCGCGCTCGACCGCGATCGCGTAGGTGTGGCCGACTTCGAACGGGTATGTGATGCTCAGGATGGTCTGAAGCGTCGCCAGTGTGCCGTCCGTGGTGATCTGCCACTCGAGCGTGCCGTCGTTCAGCGACGGGCCGTTCTGGACCAGGCGATAGCTGCGGTTCGACGTACTCGCCGACCACTTGCCGAGGATGGTGCCGAAGTTGGAGCCGGTGACGTCCTCGACAGGGCGGTAGAAGCACTCCACCGTGAAGTCGGCGGTGCCGAGGTTGTAGGTGCTCGAGGCCCCGCAATCCAGCACGGAGCCGTCGCCAGGGACGATAAGGACGCCTGCGTCGATGATCTGGCGCGGGCGCGGCGTCATACCATCGTCGACCGTGTCGGCGTCAGGGTAGACCGTGCCGACGCCGGTGATCGCCGGCCAGTCGTCGTTGTAGGTGCCCGTGAGGGAGTAGACGGCGACGTCCTTGAAGTAGGTCGGTGCGCGGCTGCCGCCGTCGGTGCCCACGCCGAGGACCACGAGGTTCCCCGTGCCGGCCAAGACGAGGTTCGTGGCGTTGATGACCACGGTGTCGTCGACGCGCACTTCGGCGGTGCCGGTCGTCGCGTGGAACCCGAACTGGGCCTGAATCTTGTGGAGCGTACCCGCCGAGATAACGGGGGCGGATGACGATGCAACGGTCGTGCCAGCGGAGTTGACGACGAGCAGCGTGCCGTCAGGCTGGACGCGAAGCTGCACAACAGCGGCATTCGAGCCGTCGTGGAACGAGCCGACGTAGCAGCGGTTCGCCGCCGACGGCAGGTTCGGGATGTAGAAGCGTGCCCACAGACCGACAGCCGTGAGGGCAGAGCCCGTGGCGCGGCGGATGTAGCCGTTGGCGTCACCGCACAGCAGCCAGTACCGGCCCTCGGTGTCGAAGCTGGGAGTCTCGAGCGACGCGCCAGAGCCGCGCGCGGCCCACAGGCCCTCGAGCGCCAGGTCGATGTCGTCGCCGTACGTTTCGAAGTTGTCTGCGACGAGTCCCGTCATGGGTTCAGCCTTTCAATCTCGCGTGCTCGCCGGATCAGCTCCTCGATACCGTTATTCGAGATGCGCTGCGGGGTTCCAGACATGATGTACACGACGCCGTCGCTCCCGACAATAACCGGGGAACCAGAAGGCGTTCGGGTGGCGGTGCCAGCGATGCTGCCAATCTGAACGCTGCGGCCGCGGATGGGGGCGACAACGTTCTCACTCCCGTCGAGGTAGAAATACTGCGTGCTGTCGGCCCCGAGCGCGAGCATCTGGTCGCCGTCCAGCAGCAGGGAGATGATCTGATCGGGGGTGTCCTCGGCCGCGATCCGGTTAATCGGGTCGATCGTGATGGCTCCCGGCTCGATCCAATAGATGATCTCGCTCTGGGAAGCCGCGCAGAAGGTGTAGCCGCCGAACACGCAGACAGATACGATACCGACGTCGTCAGGGGTGGGTACGCCGGACAGGGCGTTGAGAGCCCCGCCGGACAGCGTCGCGCCGCCCCACGACAGCTGCCCAGACGTCTCGGTGGTGGTGTAGGCGTTGCCTGCCGTGCCGCCCACCTTGGCGCGCACCACCAGCGTCAGCGCCGCAGGAAGGCTGCTGTAGACGTACGGGTTGACCACAGTGGCCGATGCGAACTTGATACCGGCGAACTCGTCGACACGGTCGATCGCGTAGTACAGGTTCACCAGCGAGTCGTTGGCCGACGTGCCGATAAGGACTTCGTTGGCGACCGGCGTAAGGGACGTCTTGAAGGTGTAGACGACACCGTTGATCGTCACCGTGTCGTTGTTGGCCACGTTGGTCCCGGTGGACGTCAGCGTGCCCGTCGCGCGGCTTCCACCCTCCTGGTAGAACTGGAGGCTGGCGCCGTCGGCTACCCAGAGTGTGGTTTCCGTCGCGTCCATACTCACAACGCCATCGCCAAGCACGACACCGTCGATCGGGGTGCGTGTGCCGTCGGTGTCGAGGCGCTGCAGCTTGTTGGCGGACACAGTGAACAGGGCGTCGTCGAACGCCCCGATCAGGTTGAAGTTGCCGCGCACCGGGCCGTTTGCGCCGGACGGCGCAAGGTACGTCGTGCCCGGCCTCGAGAACAGCGAGACGCCATTGACGCGGTTGGTGGGGTCAGATTCGAAGAAACGGTTGACGAGACGCACCGGCGGCGTCTTGCCGTACCGGCGGTCATATGCGCCAAGCCCGAGCGGAACGCCGGTCAATACTGAACCCCCCAGCCGGGAAGTGCGAAGCTCTGGAACGGCATCGACCACAGGTTTTCCGGGTCGGTGGCGGCCGGCATCTCCTGCGCGTAGCGGCCAACGCCATAGGCCATGCCGTCCTTGAACGTCTGGACGGTCATCGCCTGCGGGTTCTTGCCGTACATGGGGCATAGCGCCATCGCGACCGCGCAGCGCCAGAAGTCGTCGAAGTCGGACGGCAGGGGGCTCTCGCTGGCGTCGGTGAGCGTTGTGACGCGGCGCCAGTCGCCTAGGTCCTGGCGAAAGAACCAGAACAGCGGGCCGGTCAGGGCCGCGCTGAGCGTGAGGGATGTCGCGCCGTCGATCAGGAAGCCGTTGCCGTCGATCGTCAGCGGGTTCGTGGCAAACGACGTGCCGATGTTGACGAGACCCATGCGGGCGCCGTCAGACGGCAGCTGTTTGAGGTAGATCGTCGTGGCTCCGTCAACCGCAACCTGCAGCATGGAGTTCTGCTGCGGGTACGGCCAGGCCCCGTTAGGGATGTTGGCGTTGCGCGGCAGCAGAGGCCAGTCGCGCGCCTCGTTGACCGTCGGGTTCGGCGGGACAGGCCACAGCAGCAGCTTCTCGCCGAATTTGCGGCCGAACAGCCCTTGCCAGATGGAGTTGAACCTCGAAACGCCTTCGGCCAGCTGCGCTGTACTGAGCGGCTGGCCGACTGCTACAAGGTTTTCCTGGCGGTAAGCCGCGCGGACAAGATCACCGACCGTTGCCATTGAGGGCCTTCACTGCGTCGAGAGCCGCAGCTTCGCCGCCGAGACCCTCGATCAGCTCGGCAAGCGAGGCGTTGGCAGGGACGGCCACGTCGCCAAACCTGGCTTGGGCCGCGGCGAGATACTGCAGGCGCTGCTCCTCGGCGGCTTCCGCCTTGGTGGCTTTCTTGGGGGCAGCGGCCTTGGGCTCCGAGCCAGCCGACTTGTTGTCGACGGACTTCGTGACCATGCCGGATACGTTCAGTTTCGACGGGTGGTCGACCCAGCCTGCCGGGACTTCATCCTGCGAGTTGAACACCCGGGCGAACTCAGTCGGCTCCGCCTCGCCGTGGGCCGGCGCAACATAGCCCGGACCATAGAACCATTTCGGCCAGAATTTCTTCGGGCCTTTGGGTTTTTCTTTAGACATTTGCCTCTCTCGTGCCGATAATCTCAGTATTCAGTAGCGTTCCAGCGATCATGACTTCGCCGGCGGCCGGCGTCAACGCCGTCTTGATCGTGTAGACGACCGACCCGACAGTAACGGTGTTGTTGTTTACGAACACGCCGGACATGGTCAGCGTGCCGGTGGCGGCGACCGCCTCCGCGCCGCTGGTGAGCGTCGCAGCGCCCCAAGCCACGTTGGACGCGGTCTCGGTCGTGGCGATTGCGTTACCGGCCGTTCCGGCCGTGACAGCCGTGACGTCGATCTCGTCGGTGCTGACGGCCACCGCAGTGACGAGCGCGTTAGCCTCGAGGTCGGCGTCATACGTGACACCTGCGCCAGTTGCGCCGGTGAGTGTGCCTGCGCCGAACGACAGCGATGCGCTGTCCTCGGTCGTGATGATGTAGTTCGCCTCGACGCCGCTGTAGCGCGAGGACAGATCGATCGTATCGCCGGCTCCGGCCGCAGCCGAGACGTCGGGGTTCTTCGGCGTGTTGTAGCCATAGGTCGTGCCGCCGCCCGCCGCCGAGTTGATAGCCGCGATCAGGTTGTCGAGGGTGTTGGTCGCGGCAGCGCCGCGGACCACTTCGAACGGAGCGTCCGCCGACGTCAGAGCGGTGACGATGGTGTAGTAGTAGTTGCCGATGCGAACGATGCCGCCGGCAGCCGGGTTGGCCGAGGCCGTCAGGACACCCGTGGCGACCGTACCGTCGCCTTGGATGGCGTCGAGCAGGTTGTTGCGGGTTGCCTCTGCGCTGGCGCCGATCAGGACTTCCCCGGCAGCGCCGGTGAGGGCGGCGACGAAGGTGTAGACGTCGGTGCCGAGCGTGACCGTCTGGGCAGCGGTGGGCTGGCCTGAGAAGGTGAGCGTACCCGTCGCAGCGACAGCGTCCGCTCCGCCGGCAAGCGTTGCCGCGCCGAAGGCGCCGTTGGTGAGGGTCTCAGTCGTGGCAATGGAGTTGCCAGCCGCGCCAGCCGTAGCGGCCGTGAGCAGCATGGTCGTTGCGGTCGGCGTCGTGGCGACGACGAGAGGCTGCGGGACCGTGGAGGCGGCGAAGCCCCAGTAGTCGGGCGCCCAGCCGTTGATGGCCGCGGCGAGCGAGTCGAGCGTGCGCTCCGTGACGGAGTTGGCAGGACCGAAGGTGGCGGCGTTGGCCAGGCGGAACCACGCCGGAGCGGCGTTCTGGTAGCTGGCAGTGACGCCGACGGTGGATGCGTTGCCGGTCGCCGTGGCGACCTGGGTGGTGTTGGGCGTGCCGGACGGGTCGACCGTTGAGCGTTGGAGGTTCAGCGTCGCAGCGTCGACAGGCCCCGTGGCCTGGAACTGCACATCGCCTATACCGAAAAGGGTCCAGTCTGAGACATCCGCTTGGGCGCTGAAAGTGGCCTTCGCGACGACGCGCGCCAGCGCCTGACTGATGGGGGTGACTTCGACAGATTCAAACGTGACGGTCACATGGCGCTCCCTTGCGCGACTTCAATACACGAGTTGCTCCCCAGCCTCAATAGCTGGGGAGCGTAGTCGTGTCGGCGGCTTAGGCAGTACCGGAGAACCGGGTGCCGAGCATGGGCTGGACGCACTGACCGCCGTAGATCATGTCCCAACGGTGGCCGTGGGTGGCGTTCGTGAAGTCCGACCCGCGCCAGTAGCGGATGGAGAGGCCCGATTCCGGGTCGCTGGCGAACGCGCTGATGCCGTTGAACGGCGTAATCAGGCGAGCGCCAACCAGCTGGATCGCGGTCTTGTGGAAGCCCGCGCGCTGCGTGAACGTGCTGGAGGCGTTGCCGGCCCAGGTGACGTTCGCGCTGTCCGCCGGAATGGCCGAAGCCGTGGCGAACGCGGTGTTTTCCCACTTCACCTCGGTCACAGCACCGGTCGCGTCCGTGTACGGGACGATGATCGGGGGCGAGATGGTGACGTCCTCGGTCGTGCCCGTGACGGTCACGGCGTCGAGCACCGTGAACTGCTGCAGGTAGGTGAGGACGCGGATGTTGGCGCCGGTGTCGGACGTCTGGCGCGGGTTGACCGCGTAGACGCCGGCGATCGTGAACACTTCGCCCGCGGCAATCGTGTTGCCGTTGGTGAGACCCTTCAGCGACAGCGTCTGCGAGAAGCGCGCCGTGTCCTTGACGTCGCGGTAGTTGACGTTCTCCGTCGCGCCGTCGACCTGGGCAGCGCCGGAAGTCGTGCGCGTGCCGGTCGTGACGATGCCGACGTTCTGGGTCTCAAAGCCCTTGATGTTGGACAGCATCGGAATGCGGCCCCGCTCCAAGGCGGTCTGAGCGACGCCGCTCATGTACTTGTCGATCAACGAGCCCTGGATGCCGGCGCTGTCCTCGAGCGAGAGGACCGCTTGGCGATCAGAGTTCGGGACGGCCATGTTGCCGAGGCGCGTGGCGACCGGAATGAACTGCTGCGGCGTGGCGAGGGCGTAGTCGGTGCCCGTCGCGCCAGGCGCGTTCACCCAGCTCGGGAACCGCTGGAGGAAGCCCTGCAGGTAGGTGTCGACACCCTGCGCCAGCGTGGACGCGGCCGACTTCATGGTCTCGGACAGCATCAGCTGGTTCATCGACTGCACGTACTGCAGGTCGGTGATGTTGAGGTGGACGTTCTTGTACTGCGTGACTTCGACCTCGGTACGGCCAGTCGCGATGTTCTGCGGCTGGAACGTCGGGCCGGACGTCTGGATGAAGCGCGGGGGACGCTTCACGAAGATTTTCAGCCCGTTCTCGTCGGTGACGTCGGGCAGGAAGGTCTTGGAGACAAGACGACCCATGACCAGCTCGTTCTTGACGAGCAGGAGCATGGTGTTCGCATAGTCCACCGCGTTCAGGAACTGGTTGTCAACGGCCACTTGGGGGCGCCTTTCATAATGCTCGGCGCCCCGTATGTGGTGGCGCGGTTAACGTTGGGAATCCAGCACAGGCTGGAACTTGGCTTCGAAGTCTTTGAAGTTCGTAGGCGTGCCACTGTACTGACCGTTGGAGCCTCGCGCTTGCGGAGCCGGCGGGTCTGCACTGGGGAGTTTGACGGTTTTTCCGGGGGTCGGCTTCGGGGCAGCCTGCAGGGTCGCTTCCAGCCGGCCAAAAGCACGAGCCCGCTCAAGGGGGTCCGTGATGTTGTCCAGCGCCACCGCTTCTCTCAGGTTTGTCGCGAGGTGATAGGCGATTTTCGCGCCGACCTCGGAATCCCTGATAAGGGCGCCAACTTCCCGGCTGCAAGGCCACGAGCCGGCGGTTGCGCCGTCAAGAACCTTTTCCACGAAGTCAGGATGCTCAGCTGCGACCGTCTCGAGTTGATCGGCCCACGCTTGTTCAGCTTCTTCGGCTTGCGCCGCTGCGGCCTGCTGCTGCCGTTGCTCATCCCGTGTGCGTTGTTCTTCACGGACGATCTGACGAGCTTCGTGCCTAGCTAGGTCCTTGACGTACTGCGTGTCAAGCTCCCCGAACGCATATTTTTCGGAACCGTCCGCGTTTTTTGCATTCGGGTCTGGCGGCGCGTCGTCGTCGGAGGCTTCGGCGGCCGGCGCACGGCCGGTCTCGAGGGCCGCAAGACGCTCGCGCATCTCTGCCAGCTCGGCGTCTTTGGCGTCGCGCTCACGCTCGGCGTCCTTGCCGCGGCGCGTCAGCTCGCGAATCCGCTCCTGCGCGGACTTCTTCGGCGCCTCTGCCTTGGGCTCGTCAACTTTAGGCTCGTCGACCTTGGGAGGGTCGGCTTTCGCCGGCTCGCCAGGCTTTACGAACAGGTCCGGCACCCCGGCGGCCTCGGCGTCGCGCTGGGCTTGTTCGAACGCGGCAAAAGTGTCGGCGCCCTCAACTTTGGGGCCTTCGACTACCTTGGACGGGTCGATGACGTTGTCGACCGACGGGGCGATCTGGACGTCGTTATTTAGCGGGGCTTCGTTTTCCGGCGGCATTTTTCGCTTTCTCCTTCGCCGCCTTAGCGGCCACTTCACGATCTTTCTCGGCGTTCTCGTGGTCCATCGCCTGCTGGCGTACGGTCACAACGTCGTTGATACGGGTCGACTCGATCTCGGCATCGGCCTGATCGGTCTGCGCGTGCGTGAGTTCGGTGCGGGCCTCGATCTCGCGGGTTTCCGCGGCGATCTTCTCGCGTTCGAACCTGGCGGTTTTGATGTCCTCAAACATGAGGGCAACCTCGGCCAGGGTCTTTTCGACGCTCTCGGCAGACTGTTGCATTTTCGCCATAGCCTCGTCGGCCTTGGCCTCGGCCAGCCGCGTCTTGGCGAGCTGTTCGTTGACCTGGGCCTCCATGGCGGCCTTCTCCATGGCCTGCGCTTCCTGCGCGGCCTGCTGGGAAGCCTGCATCGCCTGTTGTTCCTCTGGCGTCATGTCCTCGACGTCTTGGAACTGCGGCGGCAGGGCGGCGCGGAGGCGCTTGGCCAGCTTCTCGGCGCCCGGCAGGTCCATGTTGTCGACGATGATGTCGAGGCCGACCGACATGGCTTCCGGCGCGGAGTTGACCAGCGACGTGAGGGTTTCGACCGCCTCGACACGCTTCGTGGCGTAGGACGGGCCGGTGGTGATGGTGACGGAGTACTTGCCGACGGTGATGTCGGAGTCGGGGTTGTTGGGGTCGTTGATGAAGGCAAGGTCCTCCTTGCCCTCCTCGCCGAGGACTTTGACGGTACGCGGGGTGTCGTAGTACTTCGGAATGACCATGTTCATGACACGGCCGGCTTCCTCAATGGCCATGTTCAGGTTGTCGGTGTAGAGCACCACGCCCATCTCGCCGACGCGCTGGCGAGCGTTGATCGCCTTCCCGCTGACCTCGTTGGAGACCATGCCCAGCGACGCCTCGTGGAGGCCGCTGATGTCGCGGAGGTCCTGGCTGAGCTGCTGGCTTTCCTGAATGAGCGCCGGCTCCATCTGGATCGGCGGCACCATTTGAGGCATTTTGTCGGTTTCTTCGTCGTTCCACAGCAGCAGCGGATCGTCGCTCAGGTGCGCGTTGCGCCACTTGTCCTCGAGCCCGGCAACCGACTTCTTGGTGGCGATGTACTTCGCCTTCGGTGCCATCATCAGCTTTTCAGCCTGGATGGAGCGCCAGTAGTTCAGCAGGCGCTGCGGGTCCTTCATGAACCGAATCAGGCCGAAACGCTGTTTCGAGCCCGCGATGTTGATTTCCCACCCCGGAACACGGAACACAGGGATGCGGTCTGCGTACATACGGTACGGGCCAGCAAGGATGTTGGTTGCCGAGCAGAGGTACATCTCAGCATATGGGCGCTTCGCTTCACGCACATACGGCTCGCCCGACACCGGGTGGATGGCCACGTTCGGCAGCCACTCCTCTGGGGGCAGGTCCGTGACGTCAGAGACGTCGCCATTCTGCATCAGCGCCACGGTTCGGATGTCATGACACATGCGCCAGTAGGAGACGACCCGGACGGTGTCCTGAGTGAACCACTCGGTGGCGACGAGCTGGGTCATGAGGGTCATGGTGGAGCCGATGTCGGCTGGCTGCGCCCATGGGAAGTCCTTGTAGAACGTCTCTTTCGAGATGCGATCCTGCACGTAGCACCGCTTCGCGTCCTTGCCTGTCGGGTCCACCAGAAGGCGGTCCCAGACGACGGATGTGAAGTCGGGAAGCGACTCGATACGCAGGTCCTGCTCAAACGCGTCGTAGCTGGCATAGTCGGCGACGAGTCGGAAGTTCCCGATGCCGCTGGCCACGCACTGCTGGAGGGCGTCGTTGTAGGCCCGGTCGGCGTTGCTGTTCTTCTCGATCGACCGGATGAGGCCCTGGCGCAGCCTGGCGATGGCCTTCTTTCCGCCGTTGTCGGGCAACACGCGGATGGCGGTCTCGCTCAGGCGGCGGTTGCCGATGACCAGCGCGAGGAAGGCCGGGAGGCGGTTGAACGTGAGGATGGGTTTTCGATTAGCGGCTCGGCGCTGCTGCGAAATGGTGTCCCACTGCTGCCCGGCAAGAAACGCGGCGTCCTCGAGACCCGCCTGCATGTTGAGAAAATCCGCCGCCCAATCAAGGTCGAAGTGTTTTCGCATATCTCTGAGGAACTCTTCCTCAGTCGCGAAACCTTTCGGCAGCTTGAATTTGGGGGCCTTAGCGGTCGGGTTGGAGTCGTTGTAGCCGTCGGCCATCACAGCTTACCTTCGACATACAGCGCTACGCGCCGGAAAACCTCTGGGTCGGTGCAATTGTTCTTCAACATATTGGCGGTGCGTGAAACCACCCTAATGTTCCCGGGCACATACCCTTTAGCGGGGTCAAACCTGTCTATCGACGGGGCGTGAGGGTGATTTTCGCCGAAAACAAAAGGGGTGCCCAAGACGGGGCACACGTCGGGAACTTTGATGTCGTATTTCGACAAACGAAACTCAATACCCTCAGACTTGGCGCGCCACTTGACCTGCTTGCAGATGTGCGCAGGCCACCCAGTTCGCGAGTTTCTTTGCGCCTTGCCAACTTCGCGGGCTCTGGCGAGTAGCTTGTCTTTGTTTTCGCTATAGGTTTTTTGGGCGTAGCCTACAAACTTCTCTTTGTTTGTCGCGTAGTAGTTGCGCATGTAGGCCCGGCGCTTATCGCGCACGGCCGTCTGCTGCATAGTGAGTGTAGCGCCGAACACTAACTCATCCACCCCGTCGAGTGAGTACCTGAGAACCCGTCGTAGCCGATTTCCGGCGGGCGATCAAGCAGGGCTTGTTCCATCTCGGATTTTCGCTCGGCATCCGGCGCGTAAACCGTGGAGGCGAACGTCAGCGCCAAGGCGTCGGCGAAGTCCGGCGATCGGACTTTCTTGGCTTTCAAATCACTCTTACTCGCCAAAAGCAAGTTATTGTTTGTTTCAGGCTTGGCCTTCACCGCAGTCAAGTCGGCCTGCAGCGCGTCGTCGTCGGGAATTTGGGGCGGCTCATCCTGGTTCTCGAGCCAGTTTTTCATCCGCTGCCACATTTCGGCCCGGCGGTTCACCGGGCCGGCGCGTTTCTTGTTGGCCATCTTGGCCTGACTGGTCGCGCCGAAGTTCACGGAGTGCACGACCGCGTCGTATTTCGGTCCTCGGTTCCGCAAGAAGGCGATAAGCGGGGCGCCGAGGCCGCCGCTGTCGATGAAAACCGCCGCCGGCTTGTAGGTGTCGATCTCCTCCTGCATCCATTCGACCGCCTCGACGTAACCGACGTTACGCGCCTTGATCTGGACGCATTTCGACCCGATTCGGTGCGCGATCGTGAACCTGTCGCCATCCGGGCCGGCAGGGTCAACGCCGAGAATCAGCGGGCCAGCCGTCTCGACCTTGCGTTTCCGGGCCATCATGACCGGCTTGGCCGGGATGAACGACCCCTTGTTGGCGCTCTGGAACGCCTCGGCCGCGGTGGCCGGGTATTCCTGCTTGAAGCTGTCGAGGCCCTCGTCGAGAACCTTGTTCCGGCGCCACGCCATCTGCTCGAGGTCGCAGCCATAGGCCGAAGCGTACTCAGCCTCGGTCAGCTCGTCATTGTCGGGGTCCAGCCCCTGTGCCGGCGACGTCGTCGACAGCACAAAATCCGCCTCGACAGGGCGGCGATACTCCGCCTGCCAGAACCACGGGATGAACACGCCCTCATAGTCGCCGATTCCGGCCTCGGCGTTCTGCCAGCGACGGTAAAACTCGCCGTCAACGCCGTTGGCGGTCGACTCGAGGATGACCCAGGTGCCGGGCAGTAGGGCGATGGAGTTGACGGACGCCTTGAAGTGGCCAGGCGCGTTCTCCCAGAACGCCACTTCCGACCCGTGAAAGAACTGGCGCGTACCGCCGCGGCCGACTTCCTTCGACCCGGCCGTCTGGACCTCGTAGGAGCTGTTGAGCCGCGCGAACGACAGCTCGCGGGCGTTGGAAGCGCCGGTTTTTGGCGCAGCCGGGTTGTTTTTGTGGTAGGTTTCCGTGATGGCGAAGATGTTTTCGGACGTGTCGCCATGGTGCGACAGCACGAACGCGCTCTGGTTCTGCCAGAGGGACGTCTTGTGGTAGGCGCGGGCCTGCGACCACGTCGAAATGCCCTGCTGACGGCCTTTCAGGACCACGAATCGGACATAGCCCTTGCGCCTGAGCATGTCCTCGGCGCGCGCGTTGATATACTGCTGCGCCGTGTTCATCACGAACGGGACGAGGTGGCCGCCCTTGTCGACGATTTTCAGGCATGTGCGCGCGAAGAAATCAAAGTCGTCACGCATTTTCTTCGCGACGGCGATCTGCTCGGGAGAAACCACGGTCAGGAGCCCTCAAACGCAGCGGAGGAGGACACCGCGCGAGGGCTCCCTACACCGTACAGCGGACCAGCGACTGTGCCCGGCATATCACCCTTGCCCGTCCTCGTCGGTCTCGTCAAGCGACCCTACGACAATTCCGCCAGCAAAGGCGTCGAAGCTCGAAAAATCCTGCGTCACCGCCGGCGCCGGGTTGTCGACGACCGTGAAGTCGCCGTCGATCGCCGCCAACACGTCCTCAATGGACCGCTGGTCGTTGATCTCGACGTCCTTCTGGATCGTCTTGGTGAAGATTTTCGTGTAGAAATCGGCCTCGTTCTGTGCGGATTTCTTGGCCCACTCCTTGAGCCCGTTGGCCCCGCCCATCATGTTGAACACCGTCAGCACAGCGTTCTTCGCGTACTTGCCGGCGTGCGCCATCACCGCGCCGTCGCTTCCGACGGCCGGGACGTACATGGGAGGGACGATCATCTCGCTCATGGCTCGAGTGTATACTTCGGCCTGTTGTTCCGCAACCACATGTAGAGGGCCTGGTAGCTGAGCCCCAGCCGCTTGGCGGCAATCTTGGTCCCCAGCCTGTCGCTCAGGTACAGCCGGCGGTTCCGCTCTTTCAGCGGCAGCATCCGCTTCATGTCGTTGGGCTGCGCCAGCCGCGCGCGAAGCGCCTCCTGCTTATGCCGCTTGAGGAAATGCCACAGCGTGGACGGCAGCATGTCGAGCTCGTGCGCGGCGTCCTGCAGATAGCCGCCCTGATCTGCGACGCGCTTGCACACGGTGATCCGGGCCTTCACCTGCCCTAGCGACATGGCGCTGGCAGGACGGGTAGTCCCAGGTCTCGTACTCGTCGGTGTCTCGGTCGTCATGGTCGGGGTGATAGCCTATGTCCTTGTCGTCGGGCGCCTCAGACCCGCCGTCTGGGTCAAACGGGTCGTCGAACGGCGAGGCGTCCTCGACTAGGGACGCCCGCGGTATCTCAGGATGAGCGCGATTCCGATGCATACCAGAACATACGCCCCGAGGCTGGCAAGCGCAACGACCCCGACCATTTCCGGCTCCATCAATGCACCGTGAAAAGTGTGAACTTGCCGTCAGCGTCCTGCTCGGCAATCCCCGGCAGTATGCGGCTTTTCCACCCTGTCACAAGGTGAACCTGGTGAATCTCGTCGGCCCCCTGCCGGCGCGTGGCAAAGCCGTTGGCGTACCAGTCGCGGAACCGCAGGTCGTAATCCTCGTCCTCGGGGTCAAACGGGACCAGTCGCTCGAGCTCGACGCTGTACTGCGCCTGCACGACGTAGCCCGGAATCGTGTTCGGCTTCGGCGCCGGTGGCGGCACGGTCAGCGTGAACATCAGCCCTGCTCGATCCAGAGGATGTCGTTCTCGCGCATCATCAGCAGCTCCTCGAGCCCCTTGCCGATGTCCACTTTCACAACGTTCTCGTTGTGCGCCCACTTGCCGAACCGCACGCGGTCGCCGGCCTTCACCTCGGTTTTCACGAAGATACCGTTGACGTGGGTGCCTGGCCCGATGGCCACAACCTCGCCCAGACAGGACTTCTCGGCCGCGCCGTCGGGGATGATGATGTTGCCCACCTTCACAGCCTCGGCGCGCACCAGCGCATAGTCGTGCAGCATCCGCTTGGGCTTGGCCTTCGGCTCAACCTTCGTGGTCTTGCCAGACCTCATGCCGTCGAACTCAAACTCGTCGAGAGGTTCTCGGTACGTGGCCATCACGGCTCCTTCGACAGGTCGTGGAACAACTGGATCGACACCTGAACACCCATCACGCGGGCGATCTCGGTGAGCATGGCGACCTTCGAAGCCGGCGAGAAATCCTTGCTGGCCGAGTACGCGTCGACGCCCTTGTGGGTCGTGTAGCGCAGGACGTGGTCCGCGTCCGGTACGGTTTTCGCCGTGACGATCATTCCGCCCTCCTCAGAGCGTTCAGCGTTTCTTGAGGTACTGCTCGCTGCGTTTCCGCGCAGCCTCAACCGCGGCCATCATCTTCGGGTCCTTGCTCGGACCCTTCGTCACCGGATCGACCTTCACGCCAGGCGGCTTTGGCGGCTTGGCCCGCGTCGGGACCTTGCTGTCGATCTTGTCCGAGAGGATGTTGAAAAACGGCATCTGCGAAATCCATTGCCCCGGGCGCTTAGCTCGCTGAGCCAGAGACGCTACCGGGGCTTACCGCAGCTTCGTCGCATGGCTCGCGTGGCGGGTCAAGCGGGAATTTTGGAGGCGGGGCAGGATTCGAACCTGCGGTCTCCGGTGTGCGCCTTTTCAGGTTCCAGAGATACCCACTGCCGTCGGGCGACCTCAACCACTCGGTCCACCCGCCTCTCAGGGTCTTGGTCGCATAGTCGCGCGAAAAAATCCAGAAAATTTTACTGGCTAAGTTACGGATGTAACATGGCTTGCAAGGGTCTGGGAAATCTCAGGAATTCGGTGTCGGGGTGATACCGCCCCCTTCCCGCCCCAACCACGAACCACCGCCCCCGGGGTCCGAGCCGGGCGTTAACCCTAACGCGGGGTTAGCTATGCGGCCTTGGCCCCTTGGCCCCTGTGCCAGCCTGGCACACTGAGCTGGCATGGGGTTTGGCCCCTGTGTAACATGGTGTGCAAGGTGACTATGTAACATGGCTTGCATGGGGTGGGAGCGGGCTGGGTTGCGGGGTGAGGGGCGCCCTTTGGCACAGTGGGCAAGGTGTGTGTAATACACCTTACAAATCTAGACTGCCTCGTGTTACATGGTCCAGAGCGATGTAAGACAATAGAAATAATAACCGTTACGTTTCATCCTTCTGCACCAAGTTTTTTTGAGGGTCCAACTCTTGCAATATCTGTTAATCGATAAATAGGAGCCTGTTATGCGTTTCCAACTAAGCCAACTCACGCGCGACGCGATTGACCAAGCCATGCGCTTAGCCCTTGCCGAGATCGCAGCGACCACGCGAGACAAGCAAACCATGCGCAGTGCAGTAATGGGCGCTATGTCGCAGTACTCACAAAACAACGTTGACCGCCTGATTTCAGACGTCCTGCGCAAATAAAGCGACATAGCGGCGAATTATCTTCCCGCGTTATTGCCTGCGTAACACTTCTCGCATAGTATCTTACATAACAAGGGAGCTAGATCAGTGACAATCTCATACGATCCGCGCGCAATGGAAGCCAAGCGCCAACGCGTTGACCTAGGCGCCGTTATCAATGCCGCGCCGACGCGCAAAGGCCCTGCGCTGTGGGAGTGTGCCGGCCTGGCCCTCATCGGATTCGCCTGTGGCGTGGTCGCTGCAGCGCTCCTTATCAACGGAGTCTGAGTCATGCACGGGTTCAAGTGCTTCTATAACGGCCGCGAGTGGGAGACCCACGCGGAGTCACTGTATGCCGCGAAACTTGCGGCCGTGGCGTATTTCAAAGCGCCTAAGTCGAAGTCCCATATGGTCTCTGTTGTGCTTTGCGAGCGGCCGGACGGGTCGACCGTCACCCACTCAACGGCCGGAGTCTGAGTCATGTTCGTAGTTTTCTGGACCGATCGCGGACCGAACGGCGGCGCCGATGGAAGCGTGGACCATTTCGAAATGGTGGAGACGCGGGCCAAAGCCGGGCGCCGTTATTCCGAATTGCTTAATCTGGCGTCGACATATTGCGCCGGGTTCGGGCCATGCACGCGCGGGACTGAGCCGCATTGGACAGAGAAACAGGGGAGCTAACAGTGACCAATTATTTCCGCCGGATGCCGCGCGCAAAGCCGTGGCGGGTTTACCTTATCTTGAGGAATTGACGGCATACGAAAACGAGCAAGCCGCGATAGCCGCGGCCGCTGCAAACCAAGGGGAGCTTTTCTAGTGGGCGAGACAGTATCAGGGAGCGCCTTGGCGCCGGACGTTCAACGCCAAGCCCTTGCGCGCTTCGTGCACCGGTTCACACGCACGCACCGGCCGCAATGGGCGCGGTCCAATCCCAACTATATGCCGCAATTCGCCGACGACTCCGATTGGCTTGCCAATACCCGGTTTTACGTCACCAAGGCAGGCAAGCTGGACGGGCGTCACCGCTACTGCATTTCCACCCCGACCTGGCCCGATGGGAAAGGCATATGGGGCGAGAAGGGGAGGGACTGGCAATGACATGGGGCGAGGCATTCGAGGACGCGCAAGGCGCGCCTGTGGCCACTGCGGCCGAGGTAAGCGCGGCATGGTTCTCGCTACTGGATGACGTGCTAAACGAGCTTGCCATGGCGGCACGCTCCCAATGGGAAGGCCTGGCCGATGACGTTTGATCCGACTCCGAAAGTGAATTGCCAGTATGGCGCGCCGATGGGGCGCCGCGGCAACGGTACGCCAGCGCATGTCGACGGGGAGAAGCTGTATTTGCGACGCGTCCCTCTTGATAGCGGTGGCTATGACAGCGGCGGCGCCTATTGGGGTCTCGGCCAAAGGCTTTACGCGTGGTCGAATATTGAGGGCGACCGATCGGGATACTTGCGCGCGAGAGACCGCGACGCAGCGAAAGCCGAGATACGCAAGGATGCACCCGGCGCGAGGTTTTTCCTATGACACTGCACAGAGTCGGCGCCTTCAACGTGCGCCTAGTCCGCGAGGGCGAGCGATACGGGCGCCGCGACAGCCTCACGCATGACAGCGCGCGGACCATGATAGAGTTTTACGACACGCGACACGCGGACCCGGATTTCCCCGAGCGGGGACAGTTTGTGAGCCGCTACTATCTCTCGACGTTGGCGAGCGACGCGCGCCGGCGCGGCATAGACCATGGCCTGGACATGCACGGCGGCGTCCCGAGCTGGAAACTGACAGCGGAGGAGCTGGGCGCGGCGCTCAACTGGGCGGCCGAGGAGGAGCGGAACGCCGCTTGCACGGCCGACAATGACAAGGGAGAGACCTGATATGTCGAGCACAGTTTATTTCAAGGCGGCGGTGAACGAAAACGGGGAGCTGCACTCAATCGGCAGTGACCTGCAGGGTAAAGCCACGCTTTCCGAATGTGCTTTCACCTATGCCGAGGCCGAGAACCTGGAAGCCATGGGTTGCCGGCCGGTCGTGGTGTCAGTGGTCCGCGCGTTCAAGACGCGTCAGGACGTTGTGGAGGACTGCTAAATGAGCGTGCGAGATAACCAGATCAAAATGGCGGCCGATATTCTGGCCGGCATTGTTGGCCCTAGCGGGTTGACTGTGCGAGAGCTGGGCGAGGCGTTGCGCTACATGTGTCGCCGCAACCAGAAAGCCACGGTGTGCCAAGAGGACGGGACAGCGGAGGCGTGGGACGCGCTCGCCCGCTCCGCCGTCCAGTTTATGGACGTCGCCGACACGCACAGGGATTTAGTGAATTGAGCTAAGGCGGCGCCCCAACCCTGGCCGCAGACATAACAGGGGCTCGAACCCGTGAGGGACATAGCAAAGGCGAGGCATAGTCATTAAGGACGAAAACACGGGGCCGCCAATTGTCATTGTTAGCCCGTGATGCCTCGCCAGTCTGCACAAGTTTAACGCGCCTTGGATGGCGCAATTTTGGAGGTCTACATATGAAAGCGTTTAAAAAAGTCGTGCGCCCGTGCTCCGTTATGGAGTGGTCGCGCGTCGGGCATGAGACACCCGCCAAGGTATTCTGCACGATCGAGCTGCGCGAGGGCGGCGAGCTGTCTATAACGGGTGTTGTCGGCCCTACGTCCAACGGAGACGCGCGAGGCAGTTGCGGGCAGATTAACGAGACGCTTCAGAAGGCGGTCGATGCCGGCAAGGTGGAGAGCTACGCCGACGGCTGGGACCAGGACAAGCTGGCACAACTGCTTGGTATCTGGGACCGCTGGCATCTCAACCACATGAGCGCGGCAGATCACGCCATGCGCCGCGACGGGTGGCTTGCCCAGCGCGAGGAGGCGGTATGGGTTCACAAGTACACGCTGAGCCGCGAGGCGATGAAGCAGAAAACAGACGCCGAGGACGCAGCAAAAAAGGCGCTGAAGAAAGGCGAGACGTTCGGCTATACCCCCGAGCAGCTGGAGGCGGTCAACCGGCCTTACAGCACGCAACGCATCACCGAGACAGCGACGCCGCCGGCGACGCCGGACCACTACAGCCCCGCCGATCGATACCTTCCGGGCGGCGGCAAGGTCGCCGAAGGTCCCGAGCGCAAAACGATGGGGTGGCTGCGCCCTGATGAGCACCCGCGCGGCCTGCTGGGCAAGAAACACCCCGAGACGGGCAACGGTTACGGCTCCGCCTGGTATCGCGAGGATGTCCCCGAGGACGTGCTGCAGTGGTTGGCCGACCTGCCGGCCGCAGACGTTCGCCACCCGTGGGGGTCGTGATGGGTGTCCCTATTGACGTGCAAAGCGCAATTCTGCGCATCGCCGACGCTCTCGAAAAGATCGCCAGCACGCCGCACAAGGCCGAGGCGCAGCCGCTGTCTGATACCTCCTATGCGATGAAGGTGGCGCGGCCGGCGCATGAGCTCGGCGACGCGCTGCAGGCGTGGATGCTGGCCGACGGGCTGGGCCACTCTGGCGCGCTAGTGCTGCGCGACGCCATCCAGCAGGCCACCAAGCCAGAAACGATCGAGTGGCTGGCCGCGATCGCCGAGCGTTACGGGTTTAACCGGCCGTGAGGCTGATACTCGCCTTCGCGCTATGCGTGGCGCTGTATAGCGTCCTGGCGATCGCTGTGGGCGGCTATCTTGAGCGACAGGCCGTCGCGCTGTATGACTATGTAAACGAAGCGTTAGAGGATGCGCAGAGATGAGAAAAAGCCCCCGGACCTGGCACCGATTCTTTAAGGTGTGGAACAAGTACCGCGACCGCATGGCCGCGAAGAAAGCCCAGAAGCGGCGCCACACCCGCACGATGGAACGCCGCCGCACGCGCCCCAGCAAGGGCCAGGCGAGGTATCGCTACCAGTGCAAGGCCATGGCCTTCAACATGAGCACGCGCGCCGGCGCCGTGGCTGGCCTGCAGTGGGTCGCCCTTCGCGATACGGTGGCCGCCCAGAAGGGTTTCACCACCAAGGCGCTGCAGGGCCTGCGCCGGTCGTGGGTGGCTATGGAGCGCGACCCGGAGCGGCTTACGTGGGTTGAGTTTCTGAAGGCTAACCGGGCATGACGCGCCAGGAAGCCGCCGAGCTGCTGGACCTTGGCCACGCCCTGCCGGCGCCGACCGCCGAGATGGTGCGCGCCAGGTTTGCGGCGAAGGTGAAGGGTCTACACCCCGACAGCATGAAGCTCGGCGAGAAGCTGACAGACGCAGCTGACCGTATCAGGGCGCTGAAGGCCGCCCGCGACGTTCTCCTAGCCAACGCGCCGACGGACTGTCCGAATTGCCGAGGGTCGGGGTGGGTGGCCGAGGGGTTCCGCAAGCTGCGTTGCCCCAAGGGCTGTTGACAGCCGCCCCGCTTCCGACGCACTAAAGCCAGAGAGGAGTCTACGCCGTGCCGTTTTCCGCCGACCTCATGTCCAGAATCAAGCAGGAAGCGACGGCCTTGGGCCTGCGCTCTGCGTCGTCAATCTCCGTTGCGCTGCGCGAGCAGCTGGTCGGAGAGAAAACGGGCGACATGGACGGACGTTCCCGAGTTTATTGGGCGGCTGCGCGCGTCGTCAACAAAGGCTGGGCAACCCCGCTTCCGGGCGCTGCGCGTCTCGACGGGCTGGACGCGCTCAGCGCGCTTGCCTCCAGCGCGTCTATGTATGTCCAACGCCTACAGTCGCCGAACGCCGACCCGCTGCAGGCTAACTGCGCAAAGGACAGCGTTCCTGCCGCGCGAGTGGCCCTGACCCGCAACGGTCACGCACACGTAGTCGTCGTGCTGCCCACGTCACGCCAGGCCCCCGAGACACCGGACTCGTGGGTGGACCTATACGTCTACAAGACCGAAGCCGACGCGGCCGGCAAGGCCGCCTCCCTCACAGCGGGCAAGGTGTTCTAGCCAGTGTACGACCTCGCGACGGCAGACCTCGCACGCTCGGGAATTCTGCCCGAGGAAGCGCAACGGGCCGGCATCGGCGTCGTTGACAATGCGCGCATGGTCTACATCGGGTTCGCCCGGGTGCCTGCGCTTGTGCTGCCCTACATGGACCCCCGCACACGCCAGCCCATGACCTATGGGGACGGCCGGGTGTTCAACCGGGTCCGCTACCTCGCCGACGTGCACAATGACGAGGGCAAGCTCGTCCGCTACAGCCAGCCGCGCGACAGCGGCGTGCACGCATACTTCGCGCCCGTCATCGACTGGGCGCCGATCCTCGACAACCCCGCCATCCCGATCGTGTTCACCGAGGGCGAGAAGAAAGCCCTGAGCGCCTGCCTGCACGGCGTCCCGACCATCGGCCTGGGCGGCGTCTATAACTGGCGCGAGAATAACACACTGATTTCCGAGCTCGCCCTGATCGACTGGCGCGGCCGGCAGGTGATCGTCTGCTATGACAGCGACGCGGTGGACAACCCGCAGGTGCGTCAGGCTGAGCTGGCCCTGTGCGCCGAGCTGCAGCGCCGCGGGGCTGATGTGCGCCTGGCGAGGCTGGAGCACACGCCAGACGGCAAGAAACAGGGAATGGACGACTACATCGCCGCCGGCCGCATGGACGTGCTGATGAAGCTCCTTACGTCGGCTGAGTGGGTCTCGACCCTTGAGCTGGACGTGATGGCCCTGAACGCCGAGATTGCCTACATTGAAGATCAGGACTGCGTGTATGTCCCCGCCGAGAATCTGAAGCTGTCGCGCTCGGCGTTCATGATGGGCTCGCGCTTCTCGGCGCTTGAGACGTCGATCGTCCGCACCATCAAAGGCAAGCCTGTGGAGAGCAAGGTGAAGCTGGCCCCGCTGTGGCTGGTCCATCCCGGCGCGCGGCGCTACGCGGGCACTGTGTTCGACCCGGGCACGTCCGCAAACGAGGTGCACACCGATCGCGGCATCCTCCTCAACAAGTGGCGCGGGTTCACAACCGAGGACGGCGCCGTGGACGAGTTCGTTGAGCTGACGGACTACCTGTTCTCCCGCAGCGAGGAAGGCGTGCAGGAGATCGTCATGAACCTGCTGGCCTACAAGGCGCAGAACCCGGCCATAAAAATCCCGCTGGCCGTCGCCATGATCGGGCCGCAGGGCTGCGGGAAGTCCATGTGGGCCAGGATCGTGGGCAACGCGTTCTCGCCCTACTATTACGCCGTGCCTTCGAAGGCGCTCAAGGCCGACTTCCAGCCCTTTATCGAGGACAGCCTCATGGTCGTGATCGACGAGGCACAGGCCGTGCACGTCGAGGGCGCCCGCGACAAGCTGAAGAACCTGATTTCCGAATCGAAGCAGGAGCTGAACAAGAAACATGTCAGCCAGGTTCAGATCACAACTTATTGCCAGTTCATCCTTACGTCCAACGACCGCCGCGTCGGCGCCTTCGAACGAGATGACCGGCGCCACATTGTCGTTGACTGCCCGAGGAAGCGCGAAGATTCGTTTTATGATCGCCTCGGAAAATGGGAAGCCGCCGGCGGCGCTGCGCGGCTCATACATTATCTCCTGAACCTCGACCTCAAGGGCTGGCAGCCGCCGAAGATGGCGCCCATGACGGCCGAGAAGCACATGAGCTACATGGAGGCTCTGAAGCCTATCGAGAAGGTCGCCGAGGAGATGCAGAGTGCCGACTACAACGTTGTGGCCATGTGGATCGACGGCGCACTGGCATGGGCACGCGTCGCCGAGCTGGGCAACAACGCACAGGACGCAGCCAAGGCGCGCGAGATCACGCAGGTTCTCGGCTCGGCACAGGTCCGCCCGTTCTACACGCCGGAGGAGCTCGCCCTGATGTTCCCGTCCATCGTGGCGCAGCTGTACGGTAACAAGAAAATGGAGACGACGCCGAGCGGAGAGATCAGCCGCCAGCTCCGCAACAACGGCATCCCCTACCTGAAATGCCTCGACAATCCGCAGGGCTTCCGTTGGCGCGGCCGGCTTGCCCAGTTCCTTATTATCGCCGATCAGGACACCTGGCGTAACGGCATCACGCAGGCCCAATTCGAGACGGAAATGGCCCGGTTTCCGACCTACGCGCAGGCACAGAACTTGCGAAACCAGCGTCAACGTGCTTCATAGCGCCCTGAGAGAGGACACCCATGGCTGAGTTTAACCTGCCGCCCCTGCACGAGTGCCCGGACGAGTTCAAGCGCGTCCAAGGCATCCGCCTTGCCATGCAGAAAGAAGTCGAGCGCGTCGAGGCATATGAGAAAGCCATCGAGCAGCACATGATCGCCAACATCCCGAAGGGCCAGGCGGGCGTGTTTGGTCTGCAATACAAGGCACAGGTTGTCACGAAGCCGACCATTCGCGTCTCCGAAGGCGGCTGGCCGCAGCTTCTCAACTGGGTCCGCCAGACGGGCCGGTTCGACATCCTGCAAAAACGGGTCAACACGGCGCCGCTTCTCGAGCTGTGGGATGGCGACCCGCAGACGCAACCCGTGCAAATCCCCGGCACCGAGCGCGCCAACGACGTGAAACTCTCAGTTACGAAGGTTTAAGAGATGACCGGCACAGACCTCACCAACTATGACGCCGAGTGGGCCGCCTACGCCCAGCAGTTTGCCACGCAGGTCCCCGTGACCACAGCCGGCAAGTCGCTGTCGATCAAGGGCGGCGTGTTCAGCCAAGGCGACCAGCAGCTGGGCACCATGCTCTGCGCCATCATCCTCGACAGCGTCGCGCTCAACAAATACTACGAGGGCGACTATGTGGAGGGCGCCAAGAGCACGCCGAAGTGCTACGCCTACGGCTTCCCGCCCGAGGAGATGAAGCCGCACGTCGAGTCGATGCAGCTCCACATGGATACGTTCTATCCGCAAACGCTGAACCCCGCGACGGGCGAGATCGGACCCTGTAGCAAGTGCAAGTGGAACGAGTTCGGCAGCGCCTCGCGAGGCCAGGGCAAGGCGTGCAAGAACGTCGATCGTCTGGCGCTCATCCCGGCCGGCATGTTCGTGCAGCAGCGCGGAGGCTTCGGCTATGACCTCAAACTGTTCACCGACCCGCAGCACTTCGCCACGACCGAGCTCAACAAGATGGACCTTCCGGTTACGTCTGTGGTCAACTACCGCAAATTCGCGAACAACTGCATCAAGGAGACGCAGCGGCCACCGTGGGGCGTCATCGCCGTGATCGAGCTGGCGCCGCATCCGAAGTTCCAGACCGAGGTGAAGTTCCACATTCAGGAGCTGGTTGACCCGGCGCTGTTCCCGATCATCCGCGACCGCCACCAGGCAGCTCACGCCGGCATGATCGAGCCCTTCTCGCCGCCGCGTGACGAGGCCCCGACAGCGCCGGCGCACGCTCAGCCTGTGGCGACGCCGCGTCCTGCGTTCGTGCCGCAGACGGCTCAGGGGCTGCGCCGCTGATGCTACCCCTTCGTTTCTTCGTTCAAGAATCCATGGCGATCGAGAACATCAACGACCCCGTGTCGCTGCTGAACGACATCGCGCAGCACGACAAGTGGCTCAAACTCGAGAACCTCACGGTCGAGGAGATCAGTGGCTTCTCCCGCGCCATCGACCCCAAGGCCGATTTCATCAAGTCGCCGCAGCACACCGAGCAGCTCAAGGCGATGCTCGAGAACGCCATGGTCGGCGCCGCTGCGATCAAGCGCGAGGAGACGGAGACCCGCAAGCCGCAGCCTGAGCGTCGTGCGTGGCTGGCCTACGTCACACACCGCGCCTTCCACGAGATCGCACCGTTCGTGGTGTCGCCGATGAACGGTATCGTGAGCCGTGCAATCTGGCTGTGGATCATGGGCGGCAAGATCGACAGCCTGTTCTCTCACGCATGGTACAGACACACGCTCCGCTACGGCGGGACGCCGGAGATCAAGGAGAAGAAATGACGGACGTTCGCGAATACGCAGCCATCAAAGGCATCACGACCGAGGAGGCCGCCCGCGAGCTGGGCGAGCAGTACCAGACGGAGCCTGCTGGCTTCGGCCACAACTCCGGTATGCAGGTTGCCAGCCCCGACGCCTCGGCGCTCACCAAGGCCGCCAAGGAAAAGCTGCGCCACATCGTCGCCAAGGTGAACGCCCTCGACGAGGAGCGCAAGGAAGTCGCCGGCCAGATCAAGGACGTCTACGCCGAAGCCAAGTCGATGGGCTACGACACGAAGGCGCTCCGCAAGGTCATCCGCGAGATGAACATGGACCGCCAGGAGCGCGAGGAGATGGAGGCGATCATGGACGTCTACCGGATCGCGCTGGAAATGAAGGACTGACGTGGCGAAGAGGGGAGAGGTCAGAGCATTCGTTGACGGGCTTCTGTTGACGGACACACAGGAGTGCATCCTGTGGCCGTACTCAGTTGGCTCGCACGGATATGGCGACTTTAAGCGCGACGGCAAGCACAGCCTGGCGCATCGCTGGGTTTGCGAACAAGCGCACGGCCCGGCTCCGCTCTCCAACATGGACGCCGCACATTCTTGCGGGCGGGACCTTTGCGTAAACCGGAAGCACTTGTCTTGGAAATCTCACGCAGACAACTGTGCTGACAAACTCCTGCACGGAACCCAGCCGCAGGGGGAGTCTGTCCACCTTGCGGTGCTGACGGAGACGGAGGCCGCGAAAATACTGGCGACGCCGAAAGTTCGTGGCAGCGGCATAGCTCTTGCTGAGTTGTACGGGGTGTCGCAGGCCACTGTTAGCATGATTCGTAGCGACAAAACGTGGAAGCATCTATGCCGCACATAGTCGTTCTGGATTGGGAAACGCTACCCATTGAGCAACGCCCGGCATATCCGCCCAAGCCCGTGGGTCTGGCAGTCTTGGGCGCTCAGCACATCCCCGGCGGACCGTGGTGTGACGGCTATTACGCCTTTGGCCACCCCTCTGGTAACAATTGCTTAGTCGAGGATGTCCGCGCGCTGTTGACATCTCTGTGGGTCGAGGCCGCCGCCGGCCGTGTAGAGATTCTGGGCTTCAACTCAAAATTCGATATGTCCGTCTGCTACGAGGGGCTCGGCCTCCCGACCCTTCCGTGGTGGGCCGTGCATGACGCGATGTACCTCGCCTTCCTCGCCAATCCACACGCCAAGAACCTCGACCTCAAGAGCCTTGCGGAGAACCTTTTCAACTGGCCGCCAGAGCAGCGCGACGCCATCAACGACTGGGTCGTCGAGAATGTGGAGGAGCTGCGCAAACAGTACGCCCCTGAGAAGATCACGATCACGAAGGGCAAGGTCGCGAATCTGTGGCGCTGGTATGCCCGCGTGGATGGCCAGCTGGCCGGCTCCTACGCCAACGGCGACACGGCGCGCACGAAGGCCCTGTTCGATCACCTGTATCCAAAGATCGTCCAGAGCGGGATGCTCGAGGCGTACAACCGACTCCGCCAGATCACGCCCATCTTCATGGAAAACGAGCGCCTGGGGATGCGCGTCGACCTCGAGCTGCTGAAGCAGGACGTGCAGAAGTACAGCGCCGCCTTGAGCAAGGTCGAGGCAGCGATCCGCCAGTATCTGCGTGCGCCCGACCTGAACCTCGACGCCGACATCGACATGGCCAATGCGCTGGACGCAGTGGGCGCCGTGACGCAGTGGGTCCTGACCGAGAGCGGCGAGAAGTCCGTCAGCAAGGTCAACCTCAAACCCCACCACTTCCGTGACCCGGAACTCGCCAGCGCGCTCGGCTACCGCAACCGCCTAGTGACGGCGCTGAACACGTTCATGATACCGTGGCTCGAGCAGGCCCAGAAAACCGGCGGCACGATCCACACCAACTGGAACATCACCCGCGGCGACGCCGGCGGCACGCGCACCGGCCGGCCGTCGACGTCGAACCACAACTTCCTGAACCTCGCCAAAGATTTCGAGACGAAGAAAGACGGCTATGTCCATCCTGACTTTCTTGACCTCCCCGCGCTACCTCTTGTCCGCCGCTATGTCCTGCCTGATGCTGGCCATGTTTTTCTTCACCGTGATTTCAGCGGCCAAGAGCTGCGCGTGTTTGCTCACTTCGAAGCCGGAGAGCTCAACGCCGCCTACAACGAAAACCCGAACCTGGACCCTCATGACGAGTGGGTCCGCCCTCTCATGGAGCGAGCGTCCGGCAAGACCTACGACCGCACCAAAATCAAGACGCTGAACTTCCAAGGTATCTACGGCGGCGGCGCGCCGGCCCTGGCGAAGGCGCTCGAGATAACAGTGCAGGAAGCCAAGGCGCTCAAGGTCGAGCACGACAAGGCGCTCCCGGGCCGCAAGCTGGTCGCCGACACCATCACCGCCATCTTCAAGCGCGGCGACGCGATCCGCACCTGGGGTGGGCGCCTCTACTATTGCGAGCCGGCCGGGCATTCGAAGAAACACGGCAAGTGGATGTCCTATGAGTACAAGGGCATCAACTACGAGGTGCAGGGCTCCGCCGCCGACCTGACGCTCGAGTCGATCATCGACTGGTACAACGACCCCGAGCGCGATCCGCGCACGCGCCTTCTGGTCACGGTCTACGACGAGATCAACATCTCCTGCCCGCCGGAGATCGAGGCACAGCAGATGCAGGTGCTCAAGCGGAACATGGAGAAGCAGCGCCTGTCTGTCCCGATGCTGAGCGACGGGAAGCGCGGTCTGAGCTGGGGAGCGTTGGAGAAATGCGCCTAGCCGCGTACTATAACGAGCATGACGAGTTCGCCGCACAGTGGCTGCGCAACCTGATCGCCGCGGGCCACATTGCGCCTGGCGACGTAGACGAGAGAGACCTGTGGGATGTCAGACCCGATGACCTTGTCGGCTACAGCCAAGTTCACTTCTGCGCCGGAATCGGCATCTGGTCCCTTGCGCTACGAGCCGGGGGTTGGTGTGATTCACGTCCCGTCTGGACAGGTAGTTTCCCGTGCCAGCCTTTCAGCGCGGCAGGCAAGAGACTTGGGGCTGCTGACGAGCGGCACCTGTGGCCGGCGGGATACCATCTCATCAGCGTCTGCCGTCCTGACGTTGTCCTTGGCGAGCAGGTTGCAAGCCCTGACGGCCTCGGTTGGCTCGAGGGTCTACAGGCTGACATGGAAGCTGCGGGCTATGCCGTCGGGGCGGTCGATACCTGCGCTGCGGGCTTTGCGGATCAAGCCACCGGCGAGGAAGGCTTCCACATCAGACAGCGCCTCTACTGGGGTGCTAAAAGGCTTGGCAACGCCGACGACGCGCGATCACAAGGATGGCGGATCGGCGGGAACGGCGCCGGTCAACGGCCTGCTGGGCCGGCAGGTGTGGCTCATGGGCTGGGCGACGCCCAAGGCGAGCGACGCAGATGGCGGCCGGACGACGGAAACCAAGGGTGGCGGCAACGTGCACCTGGACAAGCAGGCGCGGCGGATTGGCTCCGAAACTCCGATGGAGACTGGCAACCAGTTGAACCCGGAACATTCCCGCTGGCTCATGCGAATCCCGCCAGAGTGGGCCTCATCCGCGCCTACGGAAACGCCCTCGACGCTGCGCAAGCGACGGGCTTCGTAACCGCCTGGATGGAGTGCGCGCCGTGACCGAGTTCGAAGCCTTCCACCGCTGGGCCATGGAGCAGCTCGACAAGCTCGAGACCTATCCAAGCGGCCCGGTGTTCTCAGACGGTACGGGGATTGCAGGAGCCTCGTGGGACCGTAAGATGTCGTTTCTGCTTTACATGTTCACCAAGGGAGTGCCGCCGCCGTGAGCACGTTCAGGACTTTCAGACGCGACATCTCTGTTCTCATCTTTCTTTTCCGCTACCATGTTCCGGGTCCGTGGGCGGTCAGGTGTGGGTGTGACTTTCTGGGAGGGCGTCTGTTGCGCAACATCAAAAGGCCGATGAAATGACCCGCTACCAAGTCTGGAAAGTTCGTGAACGGGCCAGGTTCCGTGCGGAGGCGGAGTTCGCGCGGTGCCGTCGCCTGCGTGTGCCGCTGCGGCTGGTGTCGAAGCAGGAGCGCGTCATCAACGCAGTTCTCGCGGAGCATCTCGCCAAGATGGAAGCGTGGAAGCGCAACATACCGGAGCCCTTCCTCGGATGACCCTCCTCAAGCTCCCGCCTCCCGGCCAGCGTTACGACGGCAAGCCTGTGAAATGGCCGACCGCGTGGTCGCACAGCGCCGTCACGCTTTTCGAGGACTGCCCGCAGAAGTGGTACGCGATCAAGGTGCTCGGCTGGCCTGACCCGCCTGGCCCCGCACTGAAGAAAGGCCGCGCTGTCCACGAGGCTGGCGCCGAGTTCCTGCAGGTCCCCGGCTCGCCGCTGCCGCGCGCCTACGAGAAGTTCGCGGGCATGATGCAGCAGCTGCGCAGCATCAACCCCTACACCGACCTCAAGATGACGTTCACGCCGTCGTGGGAGCTGCGCAGCGGCGGCTGGTTCGACAAGGACCCGAACCTGTGGCTCCGCCTCGAGTGGGACGCTGGCAAGGTCTACCAGGATCGCACCGCCGACATCGTCGACTTCAAGACGGGCAAGCGGTACGACGACAAGAACGATGACCAGATGGACCTCTACGCCCTCTCGGCGTTCATCAAATTCCGTTCGCCGGAGGTGACGACGCGGCTCTGGTATCTCGACAGCGGGCTCGAGGTTGTCGGGCCTGGCGGCAGCGGCAAGAAGTACACGATCGAGCAGGCGCCGGCGCTCATGTCGAAGTGGACGCAGCGCGCGAACGCCATGCTGAAGGCGACGGAGTTTCCGCCGCGGCCGAACAAGTTCTGCGAGCACTGCCCGGTGTCGAGCCGGAAGGGTGGGCCATGTGCGGAAGGGTGAAATACAACGGAGGTCGGTCGTGGTCTGTCTGGTACGACTTCCCAGACGGCTCTACGTTCCGCTTCTACGACAACCTGCCTGCGGAGTGGATAGCTGACGTTATGAGAAAGAGGCTGGAGCGCGACGAGGTTAGACCCCTGACGAAGCTGGCAGACAAGCTGGGCGTCGAGTGGGAGCGCAACCACAAGGGGGCCGGCGCTAGCAGCGGCTGGCCGGACTTGAAGTTCTACATCTGGGGCGGCCGGCCGTGGCTCGTCGAGATGAAGCGGAAAGGCAAAGAGCCCACCGCGCTACAGTGGGTGCGTATCAACGCTCTGAGGGACCTGGGATATGACGTGGACTGGTTCGACAATGCTGACGCGGCCTGCGAAGCCCTCACACGTCGAGTGGATTCCGTCGCCAGGACAAGAGCGCGCCAGAGCAGCATTAATGACCTCCACGCGCTGCGCTTTGTGGGCGGACCCGGGGGCGGGCAAGACGTCAATCACCTTGGCAGCGTTTTTGGCTCTAAAGAGCTCAAGCCCGAGCTTGCGGATGCTTGTCGTCGCGCCGCTGCGAGTGTGCCAGCTGCAGTGGAGGCAGGAAGCCCTGCAGTGGACGCAGTTCCGCCACCTCAAGATCAACTTCCTGCACGGCCCAAAGAAAGCTGACCTGCTCCGCGAGCAGGCCGACATCTACCTCATAAACTTCGACGGCCTTGTGTGGTTGTCCAAGCAGTTCCGCGGCAACCTCCCGTTCGACGTCGTCTGCCTCGACGAGTCGACGAAGATCAAGAACTACAGCGCCGAGCGGTCGAAGGCGCTGCGCAAATGCACCGCGCACACGCCGATCAAATGGATGCTTACGGGCACGCCGAACCCCAACGGCTACATGGACCTGTTCGGCCAGTTCCTCTGGCTCGACGGCGGCCAGGCGCTCGGCAGACATGTGACGGCTTTCCGCGACATGTTTTTCCGCAAGGCGTTCAACGGCTTCGACTATGATCTGCAGAAAGGCGGCGGGGAGCGTATCGAGCAGCGCATCGCCGGGCTCGTGCACCGCCTGCCGTTCACGGACCTGCCGCCGCTGGTGAACGACGTCCGCTGGTGCGAGATGTCGCCAGAGGGCCGCAAGTTCTACAAGACGATGGAGAAGGAACAGGTCGTCAAGTTCAGCGACACCTTCACCGTCATCGCCGGCTCCACGGGCGCCCACCAGTCGGCGCTCGAGCAGATGGCGAACGGCGCGATCTACACGTCCGCCGGCAGCGAGTCGTTCTGGGGCTTTGACGATGCGAAGCTGGACGCGCTCGACGAGCTGATCGAGGAGATGAACGGGCAGCCGCTGCTTGTGGCATTCCAGTTCCACCACGACATCGAACGTATCAAGATGCGCCGCGGCGACGGTATCGCGGTTCTGGCCGGCGGCGTCAGCGCCAAGGTCGCCGAGGAAATCCAGCGCGCGTGGAACGCTGGCGAGATCAAGGAACTCTACGTTCACCCAGCCAGCATCGGTCACGGGCTGAACCTGCAGCGCGGCGGAGCCGCCCATGTCTGCTGGTTCTCGGCCACGTTCGACCTCGAGCTCTGGGAACAGCTTATCCGGCGCATCTGGCGTCAGGGTAACAAGGCCCCGCGGATCGTGAACCACATCCTAGCGATGAAGGGCACGATTGACGAGGCGAAGCTGGACGCCGTGGTCTATAAATCTGTTGACCAGGCACGGCTCTTGCAGTCTATGGAACAACAAGGATCGGCGCTGCCGAGTGAGAAGGAGACCACAATGAGTGAAACACGCCTCGGCTTCCAAGCCGGTAACGCCCCCGCGCCTGCTGCTGGCTGGGGACCGCCCAACACTGCCGCGTCTGCCGCCGCTCCGGGCTGGGGGCCACCCTCTGCCGCTGCGCCGGCTCCTGCGGCCGCCCCGGGAGGCTGGGGACCGCCCGCTGCCGCTGCGCCGGCCGCTGCGCCCGCACAGGTCGCCGAGGTCCAGAGCCGCGTCCAAGGCGGTTGGGGTGGCGGCGCTGCCGCTCCGCAAGCCGAGCCTGCCTACGCTCCGCAGCCCGCCTATGCGCCGCAGCCCGACCAGGATGAGGGCGCCCGCCACTTCTCCCCGGCGGTTCAGGAAGCCATGGCGACGCTGAACCAGAACGGCAACGCGGCCCACGTCAACTACGCAGCGCCGCCGGCCGCTCCGGCTCCCGAAGCCGAGAAGCCGAAGCGCACGCGCAAGGCTGGCGCTACGGACGTCAAGATGGATGGCGCACTCACTCAGACCACGGATCAAGTCGACCTGCGCGAGAAAGTCGGCTATGACGTCGCGGCGAATCTGATCGGCGCCCGCGCGAGCGACTTCTGCAACATCTCCATCAACATCAGCGGCGACCGCGCGATGGTTGCCGCCGCGATCAGGGCGCTCGCCGGTACCCTGTAGACAAGCTCCCACCCCCGGAGTAACTTGGGCTCTACGGTTCGCCGTGGAGCCCTTTTCTTATGGTCGAAGCCATCGTCGCAATTTCCATAATGGTCGGGTTCGCCCTGCTGGCCTGGTGGGCCAAGGCGCAAGGCCGCGAGCTACAGCAAGCACTCGACGCGCTCGAGGGCGCGGCTCAAGAGTCGGAAGTCAAGGAAGCATCCAATGCGCTACGCGAAACTGCTGCTGCCGCTCGTCCTTCTAGTGGCCGTTATTCTGATGACCGGCTGTCAACAACTCCGCTTCCTGATGCCGACTACCGAGACTGAGGACGTCGTGTTGCGCCGGGACGTGTGCGACTCGTGGCGTCTGATTCTTGTATCACGAAGCGACGTGTTCACCGTCGGCACACAGACCCAAGTAGCCGACAATAACGCCGCAAGGAGAGTGTGGTGTCCAGACGAAAAGCCAGCAGCCAAGAAACCACAGACGCCGTAGTTAAGGGCTGGCTGTACGTTGGCTCAGACTGTCTGCTTTGGCCCCACGGAAGATCCAATGGGTACGGCGCGTCGGTTGTTTTTAACGGGGTAAGCGCTCGGCCTCATGAGCACGTCTGCGAGCTTGTGAACGGGCCGCGTCCCGCCCATCACGACGCAGCGCACGAGTGCGGCAACGCACTGTGCTACAGCGGCAGGCACCTGACGTGGAAAGTCCCCGTAGATAACGCCGCCGACATGGAGCGCCACGGTACGTTGTCGTTTGGGGAAGCTCGTCACAACGCCCGGCTAACTGCCGAGGACGCCAGGCTTGTCAAAACAAGCTACGAATCCGGGGCTGCTCTGGCCCGTCGTTTCGGTGTCCACGTCATGACGATAAGCGACATCCGGCGCGGTAAGACGTGGCGCCGGGCATAGTCTGTCTTGAAGTGCTAGGAAGCCCTCAAACGCCTGCTGCGCCGACCGCTTTGCCGCCTCGTAACGAGACCTGAGAGCTACCACGGGCGCCCCTCTACCCTCGCTTGCCAGCCGTCGGCCTGCTGCTCCAACGCAGATTTCAAAGCTGGGTGGACAAAGAGGGTGTCGCCGAGGCGCAGTGCTAGTGGCTTCAGCTTGACGCGTCCGCGGATGCCTTTCTTGAGTCTACGTATCGCGCGGCTTGGAGACCGGCACCCGGAAGTGTCGATCTTGAGCGCCGTGTCTGTCACGATCACGCGCATCAGAAAAACCGTTTCTCGATGTGGACCTGGAAGTCCCGGGCGGTCGGGAAGTCGTTGAAGATTTCCGCGTCGACGGAAAGCATGGTCACGAGAGCCTCAGACGAGTGCATCCCAGATACGACAGGCCCCGGATCACGCACCACGCGGAACACCTTGCCGCCCAGCGACTTGATCGCTTCCACCTCGTTCGGGAACCGCACGTCCGTCACGACGATCCCCGTGCCGTCGCGCATGGCCCGCGACGCGCGCCGCTTGAACGTGTCGATCCACAGGTCGGGGTGGATCAGGTCGCGGCCCCACTCCGTCCCCAGCGTCTGCATGGCGTGCCGCGCCGTCTTGCCCATGAGCAGGTCGGTGACGTGCTCCTTGCGGTCGCCGTCGGTGTACTGGGCCGGGTAGGTGCCCTTGGACCCGTCGAGCCGGAACTCGAGCAGCGTGCGCAGCATGGCCTTCAGCGGCTCGGCGAAGCTGAACTTCTGCCACGCGTGGTCGACGAACACTTGGCCGGCAGTGTCCTTGCCGGATCCGGCCAGGCCGGTGAATCCAATGAGACGGGGGTTCATAACTTCTCCTACGGTTGGATACATCCGCTTCGCCTCGGCGAGGCCGATCCAGCGGATAGGTGCGAAAAGGCTCACGGTTTAACTTGGTCGAACATGTCGAGGAACCGCCGCCGGGCCTGGGCGGGCTGCACAGCGTAGCGGTCGATGATGTCCTCGGCACCGGTGTAGGGCGGGAAGTCACGCATAAACTGACCCCACTCCTCCTCGGTCGTCACTGGCCCGAGCAGTGCCAGCTTCTCCGTCGTGCAGATACGTCCATCGGCGTCCTTCACGAACGGGTGCATTTCGACAGGCACGTCGAACTTCTTGGCGATCACTTCCCACAGCCGCTTCTCAGCGGCGCGGTACTCGGGGAACGCCCGCTTGATCGGCGACGGCATGTCGATCAGATAAGCCTCGGTGGCGTCGTGCAGGAGAGCTTGGCGAATTATCTCGCGCTCCGCCCACGCCGGGTACAGCGTCTCAGTAGCCAGCCGCGTCGCCACAATTCGCGCCACATACACGCTGTGTTCGGCGACGCTGTAGTGCCGCGACGTGTAGCCGCTGAACCTGCAGGTGTGCGCCAGCGCGTGGGCGATGTCGCCGATTCTGAGGTCGTCGGGGTCCATGTTCAGCGGGTCGGCGAAATGCCCGTTGAGCGTCTCGATCTTGCTGCTAAGCGTTCTATGCGTGTACAACATCAGGCCCTCCACCGGCCATTGAACCAAGTCACCATCTGGCGCTTCCCGTTCGGGTGCACCACGCAATCAGTATGCGTCCATGAGGATGGGGCTCCCCGAGCATACTCCATGTCGAGCCGGGCGGACACTCCAACCTGATAGGCCCCGTTGAAGATACCGGCGGAGTGCGAGTGTCCAATGACGAGCTTCCGCCCAATTCTTGCCAGGTTCCTGATAGAGCCCCGCGCTCCTCCGGGGCCTTGATCGCCGTGCAGGCCGAGCTCAACACCGCCGCTGCGATCGCGGCACACCACGTAGCTTTCACCTGGCTCAAGGAACTTCACCTTTTTCACCGGGCCATTCGTCGTGACGGCCCACTTCAGCGCATGAAATGAGGACCCTGCACGGATCGCGCCAAGGAAAGCCTTCTGGCAGTCGAGGTAGAACTCGGCGTTCACCGGGTCGCTGCGCCAGTCGGCTTCCTTCAACCACCGCTCGAGATGCCGGTCGTGGTTCGAATCGGCCACGATGACGCGCGAGTGCTGTGTCATTATGGTCAGCAGGCGCGAGACGCCCATCACCTCGTCGAGCACGTCCTCCCGTTTCTGGACGTGCAAGGCGAACATCTTGTGCGGGTCGCGTCGGTTGTGGTGGCTCCTGCTTTCGAAGTCGAGGATGTCGTGCGCCACCTGCAGGTCCGGGCACAGGACTTCCACGAAGCCGCCAGGCCCCCACTTCGCGCCGACCATCTGCGGGTCGAGCTGGCGCTCATGCAGGTCGCCGTGGACGATCGCTGTCGCGCCGATGGACGGAGCCACCGTGCCGTCCGTCATGACGCACACGTCGAGGTCGTAGAGCCGGCCCTTGCTGTCGACGTGGAGCTGGCGAGCCCACCAGTTGCCGTCAGAGTTCACCTCGACGATCATGCCGCCATAGACGTGGTCGAACTCAGCCTTCTGGCCCGCTTTCTTCTGGATGTAGTTCAGCTGCGTGCAGGCGCCGGTCGTGTACTGCAGCTTCGCGTTGCTGTCCGTCATTGTGGGAATGGACGCCATCGCCACCTTGGCGTGCGGAAAAATGGAGCTTGCCCGGCCGTTATAGTTCGCCATGCCCGACAGCGGATCGACCGCTGTGGGCAGGATGTTCATGTGTCCATTGAAGACGAGGGATGGCGCCAGTGCAACCATCTCGTCGCACGCAAACTCCTCGATTCTGGGGTCATACCAATCCGTGCCGGTGTCACCCTTAGCAGAACCGCGCTTTGCGCTGCCTTCTTGTCGGTGGGAGTAGGAGAAGGTGGATACAAGGAGAGATGCTCCGTAATATCCGGCGAGGGCGCGGATGGCGTTCCAAGTTGGTTCATGGAGCTTTGTCCCAGATTGAGCACAGGTGACGATGTAGCGTGCAATTTCCTCGCCCTTCGGCAGAGGCATCTTGCGGGCCTTGAGCGCAGCGACCGCGCCTTTAGGCTTCCAGTCGGAGCGCCGGACGGCTTCCCGCAGGCGGTTCTGGACCGTAGCCCTGTTGATACCCAGGGCAAGGGCTGCGGCGCTCTGAGAGCCGTGCACCTCGACGGCTCGTACGGTCTCCGCAATCTGGTCGGCAGACAGCCCCTGCGCGCCGGAGTGCACAAGCGAGTCAGGCACGACCTCGTCGGGAAGGCGGCGTTTGATCTGAACGATGCGGTCGCGGAGAGTTCTGTCGTGTATGCCGAGCTCTGACGCTACCTTGGCGCGGTGTCCGTTATGCTTGCGTAGGGCCTTAGCTGTCCTCTTCAGGACGGCCGTCGGCATGGACTTTCCCACCACGCAGTATCTCCATCTCTACCCGGTGAGCCTCCTCTGCCCGCCGGTTCTTGTTGATGACATACCAGAGGTTCACAGCCGCGCCAAGCAGTGCCACGATGGCCGTGACGACTGCAGCAATCTCAGGAAGCCCCATCCCCCACACGGTGATGGTCGCAACCGTACCCCCGTACATCGACACTTGCGATGCAGACTCTATGCCATTGTCCCCGACCACTACTGATTCCCTTCCATCCCTGTCTGGGTTGCCGCCGCCTGTTGGGCGATGAAGTTCTTCGCCTCCTCCCACGCGCCGATGCGCTGGAGGGTCGCGATCGCGCGCTCTGCCTGTGCCGGGTCGAACAAGCCGCGGGCGAGACCCTCTGCCGCGCGCTGGGACATGCCGAGACGCGAGAAGCGTTGCACGAGGGAGTTAACCGTGTTGGCGATGAAGCCCGCACCAGCGCCCTTGGCCAGCGCGGCAACGTCGCCGACGAGCTGCAGGTCGTTGTTGGGCCGCGTGGCGCGCGGGTTCGGCGCCGGGTTCATGGCATCCAGATTGCGTGCGGCCTGGCCTTCCAGCCGCCCGACGGTTGCCAGCCGGTCGGCTTCAGCCTGCCCAGACACCTCGGCGACACGCTCACGCAGGCCGGGGCTCTGGAGGTCGTCCATAGCGCGTCCAGACGAGCCGTAGGAGTTGCCCACGTCCTCGGCCATGCGCGTACGCATACCGATCGCCGCACCCTGCCTGCGGGCCGGCTCGCTGGCTCCCGTCGGCGTGCTGCGCATGGACTCACGCAGGTCAGCCGTGCTGCCGGAGACAGCCTTGTTGCCGATCTCGATACCCTCTGCGACGTCGCCCAGCCGGCGGAATGTCTCGAGCTGAGCGCCGTACTCGGGGACCTGTCCTGCTCCGATACGCTCGAGAGTGTCCCGTACCGGGCCAAGCGTGCGGGTCAGGTTCGGGTTGCGGTCGATCGCCGCGGAGATGGTGTTGCGGACAGCCTCAAGGTCCCGCAGGCGGATCGTCGAGGCCGTGCCGTCGTCCAACGCAGCCATGAAGTTCTGCAGGATCGCCTGGTCAGCCGGGTCGGTGTTGTCCACCAGCGTACGCAGCTCGGCCCGCACAGCCGGGCGGTCGAAGTAGGCGGGGTTGCTGATCCGCACCGGCCGCCGCCCGTGCGCGTTCATCATTTCGGTGAAGCTGCGCGTTCGGGAGTTGCGAGGAGCCGCTGCCGGGGCCGTACGCTGGCCGTTGGCGATCTGCTGCGCGCCGCGCGCCGGACGGGCCAGCTCCGCAGCCGTGTCAGCCGCCTCGGCCGCACGGGCCACGACGGGCTGGGAGTTGATGACGGCCTGCGACCGCTGGATGGTCGCGGTGTCCACCACTTCCGCAATGGACGGGGCTTGGCCGCCGCGCACCGCGCGCAGCTCGCGGAACGTCCGCTCGAGGTCGGCCGCGGGAACTCTGACGATCTGGGACAGCTTCTTGAAACCCGCCGGGAGCGCCCGGCCGGTCAGCACGCGCGCCGACGGCGCTGCGACGTCCAGTGTTTTCTTGACGACCGCACCGACCAGCGGAGCCGCGACCGCGCCAGCCGTCGCACGGCGGGACGCCTCGCCAGGGTCCAGTGTGTCGGCCAGCCCCACAGCGCCTTCTGACGCTGCGCCGGCGGCTGCCGTGCGGATGGTGTTGCCGATGACGCCGTTGGCCGGGGCCACAGCGAGCCCGGGGACCGCCAGCACGCGGTTGGCCACAGCGCCTGCGCCAGCCAGCTCGCCGGCCACGGCGGCCATGGGGTTGCGCTCGGCAGCCTGTGCCGCGATGTCACGGCGCTCCTGTACGAGGTTCGGGTTGTTCTCGTCGCCTTCGACGAAGTTGACGATGTTGCCGGCGCCGGCGGCCACGAGGTCAGCGCCGGGCACAGCCTCGGCCGCAGTGGCCACGTTGTCTGCGATCGCGCCGCCGAGGTCCTGCAGGGACGCTTCGCCGGATGCGAGGCGGGCTGCCCCACGGCCGAAGTTCTCAGCGCCAGACGCCACAGCCCCGGGGATGGCCCCGACCGTGTTGACGACCGCGCCAACGCCTTCGGCGACCCTGTCGCCCAGGTTCTTCGGCTTCAGCCCGCGGCGCTTGGCGGCGGCCCCGAGGAGGATGATACCCTCCATGTCGCCTTCCTTGCCAGCCTTGTCGGCGGCGGCGAACAGCTCGTCGGGCTCGTACTGCATCGGCGACCGTTTACCGGCGGCGTCTGCAGCGTCCATCCAGTCGTTTGCGAGGTCTACAGCAGCTGCTTGGTCCCCCGCGGACAAGGCGTTGCGCATCATGCGTTGGTAACGCTCTTTGTCGTAGCCTTCTTTCTTCGGCTGAATGGGCGGCGCTTCCTTGGACTGCTTCATGATGCCGCCCATCTCGGCGCGAAGCTCGTCAGCGGCTGCCGTGTCTCCGGCGGCCTTGGCGTTGGCGATCATCCGCTGATAGCGCGCCCACTCGCTCATCAGTAGTCGTACTTTTTGTGGCGGTCCACCGCGCGGCCTGGTGTGCCGATGGCTTGGGGGTCAGGCGCGCCGCCGCCGGGCTGGCCACCGCCTTGGCCGCCGCCGCCGCGGATCGACGCCGTCTCCCTGTAGATGTCCATGACGCGCTGCCACGAACCCTCCGCCTGCTGGCGGATGTAGGCCAGCTTCCGCTTGAGCTGGTCCGGGTCCTGTGTCTGAGACAGGTCGGCGATGAGGCCCTGCAGCAGCTCGTGCTCTGCCGTCGTGACCTGACCCAGCGTGCCGCCGGCGGCCTTCAGCTTCAGAAGCTCGTCGAGGCCGATGTTGGCCTTGATCGTGTTCAGCGTGGACGCCAGGTTGGCTGGCGCGCCGCCGATGGATTTCAGGTTGCCGATGACGCCGGCTGACGTCCAGTCGGTCTGCGACAGAGCCAGGTCGATGGCGTTCGTGAAGTTGCCGAACTTCTGCTGGCCGATTCCGATCGCAGCTTTGGCGTCGAGCGCCTGCATCGGGGTCCACGGCTGCGAGTCGACGTCGTTCTCACCAGCGCCTTTACCGGCCGCGGTGCCGCGCGCCTTGGCGAATGCGCCAGTCTGGACCATGTCGAGGATGTCGGGGTCCTCGGAGTAGGTGTTCGTGGAGCGGTTGTAGGCCACGCCCGGCGCCACCATTGTCCACGGCGTCTTGGCGGAGCCCTGCGCGTCGAGCTGCATCTTTCTGACAGTGGCGGCCGACAGCGGGTTGCCGTCAGCGTCGTAGAACTTGTTGCCGCGGCGCGTGACGCCCGGGAGGCCCGGGGCCGCGTCGTAATCGTTCAGCTTCGTCGGATCGTCCATCAGGCCGGCGATCTGGGCGTCGAGAAAGCGCGGGTCCTTGGCCTTCTGGGCGAAGGACGCCATGTCGCCGAACGTGTCGCCGAACGCCTTGAGGCCGCCGGGACCGAGGGCCGCAATGGCCTGGCCGGGCTCCATGCCGTTGGCAACGGCGGTTTTCAGCGTCTGCAGGCCGCGCATCTGCGCCTGCCGCTTGGCAGTGTCGATCTCGTTCTGCCGGGCGCGGGCAGCGTCAGCGATCGCCAGATCGTCGGCTTTCACGCCGCGGTTGTAAGTGTCGTCG